TACTGCTACTCCCATGAATGTCAATGCTCTCACAAGCACCGATACACAGCATTACAACGCAACGCCCATGTATCGTGACCCTATTCTTGGTAATAACCCATTTCCTGCCGCCGTTCCACTATTTCCTAACGCGATTAACCCACTTCGCGCCGATGGTCGCCCTGATCCTCGCCGGTATGAATTTCTTGTCGCCCAGAACATCAACCTTTTTGAAAACCGCCTTGTACCGTTTAAGACTTTGCGCGTAGCGGCTGACCAAATTGACATCCTTCGCCGTTGTATTGAGGTTCGCAAAGCTAAACTCGTAGGACTTGATTGGGACATTGTTCTCTCAGATTCCGCTAGTGAAAGAATCATTGCTGAAGCGGGTGGAAATCACTTGCGCGCTATGGCAGATGCTAGAGAAAAGTTTGCCCCTGAAATCGCTCGCCTTCGCGCCTTTTGGGAAACCCCAGACCCTCATAATGGTTTGACCTTCTCTGATTGGCTAGGCATGGCTATTGAGGAGATGGATGTTCTCGATGCGCTTGCTATTTGGCCTCAAACAAAAGTCAATGGCGAAATTCGTGGACTTCAAATCCTTGACGGCTCAACTATTAAGCCTCTTTTGGATGATCGCGGTATGCGCCCTGACCCTTCAGTTGGCCCCGCCTTCCAACAGATTCTTTTTGGATTCCCTCGCTCAGAGTTCCACGCTCCCGTAGATGATGAGGAAGCCGATGGAGTCTTTTCTAGTGATGAACTTGCTTATCTTGTAAGAAACCGCCGCGCTAATTCAATTTGGGGTTATTCGCCGGTTGAACGCGCCTTGCCTATGGCAGATATTTACCTTCGCCGCCAACAATGGATTAAGGCTGAATTTACCGATGGTGTAATGCCTAAGTCTTGGATGGAATTGCCAGAGTCGGCAACAATGACCCCTGAGCAAATCCGCGCTTATGAGGCTATCTATAACGATGAACTTTCAGGACAGACTGAGCAAAGAAATCGTATGCGCCTTCTCGTACCAGGTGGACAACTCAAGTTTGAAGAAGGCTATTCAGAAAAGTTTTCTGACCGCCTAGATGATTACCTCATCACTTCCATTACCGGACATTTCGGCGTTCTACCTACTGAACTTGGATATTCTGCTAAATCTGGTTTGGGTGGAAGCGGTCATCAACAGGGCGAAAAGGAAGCCGCTGAAGCGATCGGTATTATTCCTACGGCTAAATGGCTCTCGCAACAACTCTCAGCCCTTTCCTATCGCTGGTTGGGTATGCCTAGAGAGCTAGAATTTAAGTTAGCCCCTAGTGACCAAACCGATGACGAAAGCAAAGCAAAGCGCGATGATATTCGCCTTCGCAACGGTGGAAATAGTTTGAATGAGGATCGCGCCTCACGCGGTATGCCATTACTTGATACCCCTGAAGCCGATATGCCTATTCTTGTCGCTGGACAATCTATTTATCTTTACGGCCCAGATGGATTAACTCCCGCTGGAACTGCTTTAGATGATGAAGGTCATGTTGAGGAAACTCCTGAAACACCCGAAACTCCTGAAGCACCTACCGAACCTGCTCAAGAGGAAGTTAAGAAATTTATCCGTTGGGTAAATCGTGGCACACCTTCACGCGCCTTTAACTTTGAGTACCTAGAGAAGTCTTACGCCGAAACCCTTAACAAGTTTATTGAGGCTAAAGATATTGACGGCGCTCGCTGGTACGCCGAACGCTACTTGGGGTTGTAATGGAATGGCATGGCACAAGTATTCGCCTCGCCGCAAAACACGCTGACCAAATCCGTAAGGGATTCAAAAGTGCTTTTAACGCTGACAACATTGTTGCCGATTTCTTTGCCGCGCATTTAGGGCAAACAGAACTTACAACTCAACAAGCCCGCGACTGGACTAACACCCATATAACACTCGATAAAACGGCTCTAAACGCCTCTCTAAAGCCTTTATACGCCGATGGATGGGTATTGGGTGAGGCAGTAGCGCAAACGCTTCTTATCAAGCAAATTGATAAATCAATCACCATTAGCCCAACTATTGCGCCGGTAGTTGATTGGTCAAGTTGGACACCTGGCAACAAAGCCGCATCCGCTTTAATCAAGCCGAAAGGTGGCTTGCAAAATCTATTAGACCGCCGAGGTTTAATTATTGATGGTGTAAGCAATACCAAATTAGATAGAATTGGAACAGTTTTAGGTAAAGCCTTAGAATTAGGTATTACACCTAAAGAAGTTTCCATCATGGTTGATGCCGTTATTAACGATGCTCAACAGGCGCTCATTATTGCCCAAACCGAAATGAGTCGCGCTATGACAGTCGCCTCACGCAATCTTTATGAAACTTCAGGAGTCGAGCAGGTTGAATGGCTTGTAGCTGAAGGCTGTGACGATTGCAAAGAAAATGCCGATGCTTCCCCTATCGGAATTAACGAAACTTTCCCAACAGGCGACACGGAACCACCTGCTCACCCAAATTGTATGTGCGATCTCGCACCTTATGTAGTAGATACCTCAACACTAGGAGAATAAATGGCACTCATTCAAACCAATAACACGGTGGGAACATCTGCACAGGTTGTTTTTACTGTCCCAGTTGGCAACCGTCAAAATGTCCCTGTCTATATTGACAACCTAGACACCGCACCTATCTGGATTGGTGATTCTGGTATCACAACCTCTGGCGCAACTCAAGGGATTAAGATTGCTGCTGGTGGTTCACGCCAACTTTGGTGCAACGCCGAAGATCAAATTTACGCAATCTCAGCCGCCGGAACTGGCGCTGGTTTAGTAGTAGTTACAGCATCGGCCTAAGGAGCAAACATGGAGCGCGATTTTACTACTGCTTACGCCACCATTCTCAAGTATGACGAGAATGAAGATGGAACCCTCATGGTCTATGGCAACGCCACAGATGATTCACTAGACCTTGACCAACAGATTTGCGACCCTGCCTGGCTTGAAAAGGCTATGCCGGATTGGTTCACCTCAGGTGGAAATGTTCGTGAGATGCATGGCCCTAACGCGGCAGGAGTGGCTAAAGAATATGAAAATAAAAACGGCAAGCATATTATTGGCGTTCATGTTGTTGATCCTCTGGCTGTTAAGAAAGTCAAGACATCGGTTTATCGCGGATTCTCAGTAGGTATCAAAGCCCCTCGCGTTGTACGCGATAACAAGGCGGCTAATGGTCGCATTATTGATGGGTCAATCATTGAAGTTTCTCTAGTAGATCGCCCTGCTAATCCAAACGCTAAGTTGATTTTGGCTAAGTCGGTTGAAGGAGAAAGTTCACTTGTTCGGGTTGAGGAAATGCACGAATACAAAGCACCTCTCCCTAGCGAGATGTTCAAGAATATAAAGACCGAGAAAGGGTCAAAGATGGAAACAATTAAGCAAATCACGGAATTGGCTAAGTCTTTGACAACCGACACCGTGAAGTTTGACCAAGCATCATTCGATGCCGCCCGCCGTGCGATTGCGGCTCTCATCGTTGCCGAGGCTAGTGAAATGGCTGAAGGTTCAGATGAAACCTATTCCCTATCCCAACTCATTGAAGTCGCTAACCATCTTGTAGCTTGGTATCAAGGCGAAGTTCAAGAAGGAGAAGCAGAACCTATGTCAGATATTGAAATGGCTGTAGAGCCAGATGTTCAGAAAGACCCAGATACAACAATGGGTTGCGATTGCGCCGGATGCAAGGGTTGCGCCGATAAAGGCGGTTGTGATTCTAAAATGTGTTCGATGCACATGAGCGCACACGATGATTCAATGAAGTCTGCTCATAAGTGCCTTGAGTGCGGTTGCACAACTTATGACGATAATCATGGTCGCACCGATGTTTCAACAGCCGAAATCGTTGATCTTGGAACTAAGTCTGCTGAAGCAGATGAAGTTACCGAGGCAATCAAGGAAACAATTACTCCCGCCGAGGAGACCGAAGTTTCTGAAACTCCCGTTTCAGATGACGACAGCCTAAAGGCTCTTGTCGCAGAAGCCGTAAAGAGTGCTATGGAACAGTTTAAAGCAGAGAAAGCAGAATTGGTCGCTGAAAAGGATTCAGCAATCGAAAAGGCTTTGAGTCTTGAAACCGAATTAGCAACGGCGTTGGAAAAGACAGTTGTCGGTGGCCCAAAGCGCACCGCAACAAAACTATCAATGGAATCTCAGAATGAACACATCGTTAAGGCTTTGCAACTCAAGGCTAAGGCAGATGCTTCAACTGATCCAATTCTCGCTCAAGGCTACATGGAACTCGCAAATGATGAGTTCCGTCTTGCTAAGGGCGCAACACTCTAAACGAAAAGGAAATAAATTAAATGGCAACAGCCCAAGAAATGTTTGGCGATTCTTCGCCAAAAGACTTGGCAGTTAAGTCAGAGGCTTTCGATACAGCCCTCAAGGGTGCTATCTCAACTCCTAATACTGACCCTCTGTTCAAGCAAAAGGTAGATGCAGGACTTCCACAGTCTTTCACAAAGGCTGCTGGCGCACAGGAGCAAATTGCTTCACTTCTCGCCAACAAGTCACTCTCTGCCGATGCAGTAGCATCACTTAATAACGCTCTCGCACAGACAACAGCGGATATTGCTAAGGACATTAGCCTTACATCTCCTCTGAACTCATCTTTTGCAGCCTTCGATCTTGAAGCACCTGCAAAGTACCTCGTACCAGTTCCAACACCATTGCGTAACAAGCTACCTCGCACTAAGGGTGTCGGTACTGCTCACCGCATCAAGAAAATCACAGGATTCTCTAACGCCATCACCGGCACAGCGAACATCCACCCAGGTATCACAGAAACCACGCAGAATAACTTTGCTGTTAATGGTTCTGCACAACCTCTATACCTCAATCGTGGCCCTAAGATTTCTTACACCGCTTCAGATGCGATCTTTGCTTATTCCTCATTTGGTTTGAGCGATGATGTAACATTCGATGCACAATACTCAGGTCTTGGATACCAAGATTTGATTGCTACCTCTGCTCGCACACTCCTTTACAGCTCAATGCTCGCTGAGGAGCGTATGTTGCTCATGGGTCGCGGAACAGTTGCAAATGGATTCTCTGGCGCTCTTACTGCCCCAACAATCACATTGACAGCCCGTACCGCTGCAACAGGTGAAACACCTCTTGCTAATGCTACCTACTATGTCTATGCAACTGCAGATGCAGGTTCATTCGGTGAATCTGTTTCTTCAACAGTCGTATCACAGGCATCATCAACTCAGGTTATTGATGTCAAGGTTTCAACACCAATCTCAGGCGCTCTTGGATACAAGGTCTATGCAGGAACCACAACTGGAAACGCTAACGCTTTCTATCAAGGTCGCTCTGCTACAACAACCTACACACTTCAAGGCACAGTTGCTACAACTGGCGCAACTGCTCCAACTGCTGATACCTCTGCTTACACCGCAGGATATGACGGAATTTTGTCTTATGTTCTCGGTTCACAGTCAGGTTACAACAACAACATCAACGCAACATTCTCAACAAGCAATCCTGGCGTAGAGTTCCAGACTGCTTTCGCAGCAATGTACGCTAACAACCTCGCTAACCCAGATGAGATTTTCTTGAACGGTGCAGACCGCAAGCAACTCTCAGACTCAATCAAGAATGGTTCAACTGCTAACTACCGTTTGAACCTTGCTCAGAATGATGTCGGCGATTATGTTGGTGGCGCAGTTATTGGCGCACTTCACAACGAAGTAACCGGCAAGCTCGTTGATCTCACAGTTCACCCTTACCTTCCACAAGGCGTTGCTCCAATCCTTTCTTATGTTCTCCCATTCGAGAACTCAGAAGTCAGCAACCTCTGGGCGGCTGTGAATGTTCAGGATTACACATACCTGAACTGGCCAAAGATTCAACTTCAGAACGAAGCATCAACCTACTGGCGTGGAACATTCGTTTCCTACGGCCCATCATGGTCAGGTGCAGTTTCAGGAATCAAGGCTGCTTAATAAGTAGTAATTGGGGGAGTGGCTCTATTCGGGGTCACTCCCCTATCTAAAGGAGGCAAATATGACAAAGATGATTCCACCAAAAGGCATGACAAGCGTTTCGATTGATACGCCTAATGGTAAGAAAAGTAAGTTTGTGGGCAAGGATGGATTACTAGACATCAAAGACCCAAAACTTGTAAGAAAATTAAAAGATGAAGGCTTAGGAATCGCCAGCACATCGGGCGTTATTCAAAGAATGTCGGCAGTCGGCTATGACTGCAAAAAGTGTGGATTCGGTTCGTTTTTCAAACAATGCTCAAAGTGTGGAGAGATAAATGGCTAATGGCTTCGGTAATACAACTCACCAATTCTCCACTCCTTACCTGACCCTTGCCGAATACAAAAACGCCCCTACTGCTATTGATTTAGATAACCTAGTTTGGAACTCACAAGACCCAGATGTTCAAGATGCGGAGTTAAGCAATGTCATTGCTAGAGCAAGCTCTTGGATTGATACCTACTGCAACCAAGTTCTCGCTGCCACAACCGAAACTGAAAATATGCGGGCGCGTATCTCTCAAGACGGAACAATCCGAGTTCATCCACGCTATAACCCCATTATTGCCCTTGTTGGCTTTAGTTACGGCAACCCATCAACCCAAATGAACCCCGTTGATCCATCACTTGCATGGATTGAGGATTATCAAATTATTATCCCTGCCGGAAACCTCGGTTTCAATTACACCTATCAAGGCCCTCTACAATTTGGGCTTCCCGCTACACCTCGCTCTGAAATGTTTATTAACCTTCAGTATGTCGCAGGTTACGCCAATACAACTATTATAAGCGCCACTCAAGGCGCAACAAGCCTTACAGTTGCAGACCCAACTGGTATCACCGCAGGGCTTACTCTCAAGATTTATGACGGTTTTGATTCAGAATTTATCACAGTTGCCAGCACCTACACTTTTGGCTCAACAACAATTCCTCTTACTAGCGCACTTGCCTATTCTCACGCTTCAGGAGTTTCCATCTCTGCCTTGCCTCCAGCGATTAAGGAAGCGGCTATTTTGGTGACTACCTCAATGCTCAAGGTTCGCGGAGATAACTCAATGGTCATGAGCGTTGCCTCACGCGCAGGAGAAGCAGTAGATGGCGCTCAGAAAATTGGCACAGAACTTAAAATTGCTATGGACTTACTTGTTCCTTATCGCAGGATTCGCTAATGCTCAAAGGTCGCGCCGCCGTTCGTTCGACAATAGCCACCTTTATAGGTCAGCCAAATGTGCAGGGTATCAATCAAGTTTTCACCTCATTTCCTAAGCGCATTGATTTTCAGAAAAACTCGTTACCTTCTCAACTCTCTAGGTGTGCCGCAGTTATTCATATTGAGGCAGAGCGCGAAAACCGTTTAGCAATCGGTGGCGCAACTAACGGAATTAAGCAGGTGGATTACACCGTTGTCATTCAGCTTTTTCATCACTCCTCAGAGCGCAACGCCGAGGATGCTATGGCTGACTTTGATAATACGGTTGAAAACCTCAAAGAGAAATTGCGCTCAGACCACCAATTCGGCGATCCATCGGGAGTTTTGGTATGGCAGGGCGCGGAGCCAAAGATAGACATTACTTTTGGCGAACCCGCTTCAATGGATGGAACCTCAATCGAAACTTGGGCATCTGTTCGCTTTGATGTAACCCAAATGATTCAAGCATAAGGAGCAAAATGAAATTTCAATACAACGGTGCAGACGAGCGCACCTTTCCTTCAATCGCAATAACAGTTCAGCCCGGCGACACCTTTGATGCTCCTGATGATTTCAGCGCAACGAATGTTTCTCCAGTTACAAAATCAACCAAGCCAACAGTAGGAGAGTGAAATGGCATTAGCACAACCATCCGTCAAAAGTTACCTCGGAGTGGCTTTAGAAACCACAAAAGGAACTGCAGTCGCCGCAACAAACTTCGTTCCCATTACACTCAACACTTTCAAGCCTGTTGATGTTATTGACCCACTTTATGATGCGGGTATTCGTGGCTCAATGGTTGAGAATTACAACTACATTCAAGGTCGCAAACACACAACCGTAGATTTCGGCGGCCCGGTATTCGCTGACACCATCGGCTATTGGGTTGCAGGTATTCTTGGAGATGTAACCGTTACCGGTGCTTCAGCTCCTTATACCCACGCTATTGCGTTGAAAAACGCCGTAGGAACAACGGGCGATGCTCAACCTAAGTCTTTGACAATTACAGATTTCTATTCCGCAGGAACCCGTTATTACCCTGGTTGCCAGATTACAGATTTTGGCTTGACCTTTAACGCCGATGGAATGTTGGAATACACCGTTAAGGCAATGGGCTTTCCTTCCACCACAACCACCGCGCCAGCCCCTTCATTCTCAACTGTTCTACCTACTCAGGTTTGGACAGGAACAGTAACAATCGGTGGATCGGCAGTCGGATACACCCGTTCAGGAACCCTTGACCTCTCTCGCAAATCAGAGGCTATTTGGGGAGTTTCTGCTACTCAATCTCCTTACCAAGTATTCCTCGGCGGTCTTACGACTAAAGGCAAATTCACATTCGTCATGCAAGACGATACAGAATTGACCCGTTACATCACCAACACCCAACCAGCAATCACTTTCAACTTCTCAACAGGTTCAGGTTCAACCGCTACTCAGGTTCAATTCACTCTTTCAAAGGGTGCTTATGTAACCGGCGCGATTGAGCGTAATGCTGATTATGTTGAAGTTACCGTTGATATTGAAGGTCTTGGAAATACCACCGATGTAGGCGCAACTGCAGGTTACTCACCTGTTAAGTTCACTCTACAAAATGCGCTTCCTTCTGGCACATTCCAGTAAGGATAAGATGTGTAAGGGGGAGCCGCCTTCCCTCCCCCTTGCACCCTATTCATCGAAGGCACAGTTGGAAGGAAAACTATGGAAAAGACAATTACTCTCCCCAAGTCGGGCGCGACAGTTACATTCCGCGATCCAGATACAATCTTGCAAAAAGACCGCGAAAAGATGTGGTCATTTATTGACACCGACAGCACCAATAACATCGTTAGATCAAACTCTGCCCTTAAAGGTTTAATGGCAGTCATGGTTAAATCATGGACACTTGATTTGATTATTCCTAGCGTTGTCCCCGATTCTCTTGGCGAGCTAAATAGCGCAGATTACGATGCTATTGCTATGGCGGTTTCTCCCTGGGTTGGAATTATGACCCCAGACTTTACAAGCGAGGAAACCGATAGCCCAAAAGACAACTCGCAAGACTTGAATGGGAATTAACACATCCCGATTCTGAACGCTCGCCGGATGCTAAATACCCAGACCTTGAGTATATGTATTACATCTGTGCTAAAGAATTTGGTTGGACAATAGAGGAAACCCGTTCTCAACCAGTTAAGTATCTTGATTGGATTCTAGCCATTCACGGAATGGTAAAGGGGATTGAAAGTGATAACGAGTAACATCAAGCAAACAATGAGGGAATGGGAAAAAACCACCGATTCCCTCGATGCCCATGCTATCGCCGCCCGCGATGAAATGATGAAAGAACTTATTGGATTATCCAAAAAAGAAATTAAGGGCGAGCGTTATTATTTTCCATCTAAAAGTGGAAAAACTCGTTATTACGCAAAGGCAACGCCAGGTGAGCCTCCAATGAACCGCACAGGTAATTTACGGCGATCCATTACGGGCGTTAAGGGTAAAGAAGGATTTGGCACTTACACCGCTATTGTTGGCCCTGGCATGAAATACGCAAGACACCTAGAACTTGGTGGCCCGAAATGGAAAGAGGGCGTTAAGTTCCCATTCATGGAACCAGCATGGAGAAAGTTTCAATCAATCGGCATGGAAATTATTAAAAAGCACTTTAACTTAGGGAGAATATAAATGGCGGGCGTATTTGACATATTCTTTGAAGTTAAAGCCAATGCCTCTGAAGCGATTGCCTCTTTTGGTACTGTCAATAAAGAGCTTGCCAAAATGCAAAAGAATGGCGAAATTGCTAGTACCGGTATGCTCAAAATGGAGAAGGCTTCCAAGTTGGCGGGTATCGCTCTTGTAGGTATAGGTGGAGCATTTGCCGCCGTTGCTGGCGTAAGCATTAAAGCCGCTATCGAGGTTCAAGGCGCACAAGCCAAACTCAAAACCGCCGTTCAAGATACTGGCGTAAGTTTCGCCAACTTCATTCCTTATATGAATGATTCTGTTGATTCAATGGCAAAACTTAATTTTACGGCTGGCGACACAATGACAGCGCTCGCTCAAATGACCGCCGCTACTCGTAATCCGCAAACTGCAATTTCTATGCTCGGTGCTACTGCCGATCTAGCCGCCTTCCAACATGAAACCCTTGCTCAAGCCGCAGATACAGTTTCTCGCGCTGCTATGGGTCAGGCTCGCGGTCTTGGTGATTTGGGTGTTGCATTAGGCAAGACAATTCCTAAAGGCGCAACAGTCGCTCAAATTATGCAAGCGATTGCGGATAGAACTCATGGAGCCGCTAAAGCCGCCGCCGAAGCCGATCCCTGGAAACAACTTACGGTTCAATTTGGCTTAATGGAGGAAAAGTTAGGTACTGCTCTTTTGCCCGCTTTTAAAAAATTAAGTGATTGGGTTATTAATACCGGAATTCCTGCACTTGAAAAAATGGGCAAATGGATTGGCGATAATAAAGGATTATTTACAGGATTTGTTGCAACTCTTGGCGTTATTTGGGCGGCTCCAAAAATTGCCGCAGTTATTAATTCAATTTCTTTAATTACAAAAGCCTATACCGCTTTGCGTGATGTTCTGATGGCTACCGCTTTGTTTTCATCTATTACATCCGGAGGAGTTACTGCCGTTGCTGGCTTAGCCGCGTTTGCTGGTGTAGCCGCGTATGGTGTTTATGCAAACTATAAAAATATTCAAAATGAAAATAACGGCGTTCCTAATGCTCCTTATATTCCTGGGACAACAAGCGGAACTCCTAAAGCTGGAATCTTGGGCGTTCCCGTTTTGCCAATGTTAAAAAATCAAAAAACAGGGCTCAATAGCGGAATTGATATTTCTAAAGTTATTGCTAGTAATGCTGCTAAAAAGAAAGCCACAGCCAAAAAACCTAGCATTAAACAACAGATGAAAGGCACAACAGATTTAGGTACTGGCGTTAATGTTAATGTTTGGGTAGATGGTGCGAAATCCGCTGCTAAAGTTGCTACACAGGGCGCACCATTAACAGGAGGTCATAGTAAATGACACTAAGTAACTATCAATTTTCTTTTCTTGGATTAACTTTTGGCGCAGGAACTCCCTACATCGTTGAAAATGTAGATGGTTTAATTGGTAGCGCGGCTGTAAGAAATCAAGATGATGACCGAGGCTACATTGACGGCATGGTGTCTGGGCGCGATTTCTATAGTGGTCGCACCGTAACTTTTGACATTCTTATTGTCGGCGACTCATCTAACAACGCTCAGTATTACTACAAGCAACTTCAAACCGCGCTTACCCCGCAGACTCTTGGCTATTATCCTGACCCTGCTCTCTCGCTTCAACCTCAAGGCACTTTAGGGTTATTTCAATTTCAGCTAGTAGCAGACTCCTACACGGGAGATTCATCCGTTACAGGTTTGCGCCGTATGTGGGGGCGTGTTCGTTTGGTAACTACCACCATTGACCCTGACTATGCCTATGGTTACATTTCTACACAAGTTGAGTTTTTCTTTCCCGATCCTCGTTATTATGACGACACCGCCAAAACCGCAACAGGAACTACTGCTGTGGCTGTTTCTAATAACGGTTGGGCTACAACCTGCCCACTTATTACTATCGCAACTCCATCGGCAAGCGGTTCTATTACTGACAATGTATTTGGTTATGTAATGGCGTTTTCTAATGTCAATACTGCTCAATCGCTTAATATTGATGTGTTGCGCCGGACTATTACTCAAGGTGGAACTAGCACGGTAGCGGGTACTCCTGCTCGCAATACCCTTACAACCGTGAACCATTGGCTTGATGTGCCGGGGTCTTTCAACACCAACTTAACAAGTACCATTGGTTCCATGACTATTACTTATAGAAATGCGTATCTATGACTTATACGCCAGATTATCGGTATGTCACAACTCAGCTCTATAAGTCTGGCTCTACTGCCAACCCTGTAATTGCCGAACTTCCATTTACACGCGTTAATTTCACAACCCAACTTTCAACCGTTGGAACCTTTACGGGCGAATTACTGCTTTCGGGTATTGACCCAAATACTATGAATATTGATGCCGGAACCACACCCGGCAAGACTGCTCTCTATGTATTCAAGGGCAATATTCCTATTTGGTCTGGCGTAATTTGGAACCGCGAATGGGATTCCGCTACTCAAATGCTGAAAATTACGGCGCAGGAAATGATTTCCTACTATCAGCACCGCCGTATTTCAGGATTTACCACCTCAAGTTATTACAACGCTAACGCGGGTGGAACGGGTATTGGCGGTTTGGTTTATACAAACCTTGATCCAATTACCATCCTTAACGATATTTTTAACGGCGCTACGGCTAAGGCTAACGGCAATATTGGGGTCAGCCTTTCGCCATCTAATCCTTCAACTTCAGGCGGTTCTGTCACTCGCACCTATTTTGATTTTGAGTTAAAAAGCGTATATCAAGCATGGAAAGACCTAGCCACAGACTCAACCTTTTTTGATTTTATTACAACTCCTTACATAAGCGCAGGAGCAATAGGAACCTATCTGCAACTTGGTTCGCCTATTATCGGAACCGCATACAGCGCCACAACTACAACTTCAACCAATTTGCAATTTCCTGGCAATATCATTTCTTACAATTTTGTCGAGGATGGTTCTAGGGTTGCTAATTATCTTTATGGCGTAGGTTACGGCGCAAATCAAAACCGCCTTATCGCTAAGTATTACGACAATACAAAAATTGTTACATCGGGAACCACTTGGCCCATTCTTGAGGAAAATATTGGCTTTGTTGATGTGGTGAACCAAACCCTTCTTAATGGAATTACTAGCGGAAAACTCGCTGCTATTTCTTATCCACCTACAACTATTCAAGTAGTCATCCCGAGCTACATAGACCCCGTTTATGGCTCTTACAATCTTGGCGATCAAGTTAAGTTAATGATTACAGATGACCGCTTTCCAACTGCCACATCTAGCGCAGGACTTAGCGGTATTTATCGCATTATCGGAATTGATGTCGAACCTGGCGAAACTGGGCCAGATAGAATTACCCTCACACTTAACTTACCTCTAGCGACTACTTTAACGGCGGGATAAAATGGGCGCAATTAACATTCCGGTCAATTTGCAAGAGATGTTTCAAACTATTAATGATCGTCTTAATAGGCTTGAACTTGGATACAACGGCCCACAGGCTACGGCAGATTCGGCAAATACAAGCGCTACGGCTGCTAATGCTGCGGCGGCTTTGGCAAATACTAACGCCACTACCGCTATCGCTTTGGCTGGTACTAAAAATACAGTTTTTTATTCGGGTACCGCGCCTACGGCTAATGCTGTAAATGACCAATGGATTGATACCGCATTAGGTAACAAACTTTTTCTTTGGAACGGCACAAGTTGGATTTCTGCTCAAGATGCCGCAATCGCCGCCGCGCAAACTAGCGCAGATGGAAAAAACCATACCTATTACGCCACAACCGCGCCCACCACTCCCTATGTCGGAACCGCTTTTGTAGTTGGAGATCTTTGGTTTAATACTGCCTCTGGTAATGCTATTTCAACTTGGAACGGAACCAGTTGGGTAGCTTCCACATTAGGCGATAACGCATTGGCTTCGCTTTCAGCAAGCAAACTTACGGCGGGAACCATTGATGCGAGCATTATCAATGTATCTAATATCAATGCTGGAAATATAACCACAGGAGTTTTATCCGCTAGCCGAATAGCTACAGGCTCCCTTAATGGTTCGGTTATTACCTCTGGAACTATTACGGCTACTCAAATCGCCGCTGGAACTATTACGGCAACTCAAATTTCATCATCTTATGTTTATGCCGGAACTATTAGTGCAAATAATATAACCGCAGGAACCTTATCGGCTACTGTTGCTCTTTCTGCTACTTCGGGAACTATTGGCGGTTTTACTATTTCTGGAAGTTCATTGGCAAATGGTTCAACCGTTATATCATCTAGCGGAACGATTACATCCTCGGGTTTAATAACTTCTTTTGGGGGGTATCAAGGAAGTGGTGGTTTTTATGTAGATACATTAGGCAATATTCAATCTTATACTGTTCAAACTGCTGTTGGTGGGTTTATTAGTGCGGGTGGACATTTATTAAATCCCGGATATGCCACTACTACATCCTCGGCAAATGTCTATATGAACTCAGGTACAGGGCTTATTGCTTTGGTAACTTCATCTCAACGCTACAAGGTAGAAATTGAAGCAGAGGATATTCCCGTTCAATCAATTTTATCTCTTACGCCTAAATCATGGGTAGATAAAGTTCAATACGAAGGTAATGGAAACTCTAGTCAAGGACTTAATCGTATTCTTGGAGTTATTGCCGAGGATGTTGCTGAAATTCCCGTTCTTTCTGATTTTCTTATGAATAAAAATGAACAGGGTCAGCCTGATTCGGTAAACTATGACCGCATTGCCGTAGCATTGCTTCCCCTGCTAAAAGACCATGAAGCGCGACTTAACAAGTTAGAAGGCAAATAATGTTAGAACAGCAAATTGAAATTAATGAAGTTCTAAAATCACTACGCGAGGAAATTGGAATGAAAGCGCAAGAAATTGCTATTTTGAAAGCCACAATCCTCAAACTCACAGAACAACCAAAAAAGCCAAAAACAACAACGGCAGATCGCCAAGATGTTAATGGCCCAAAAGGAATCTAAACCATAACCGAAAGGCGCAACTGTGCTAAAATCTACTAGCGACATACTGGTAAACCAGGCTAACTTCTCAGGAGCAATCTATTATTACACGGCGGTTGCCGCTATGATTTTAGGCGGTTTTGGCTGGCTTATTAAACATTTTCACGAAATGGATGCTAGAACGCGCAGAATTGAATACGCCTTATACAACGATGGAAAGACTGGTTTGATTAATAAAGTTGATTCGCTTATTGAAAACCAACAAACCATTAAGACGGATGTGGAAGTCTTAAAATCTAAAATTGAATTATGAATTGGAACAAGACACGATTCATAGCAAGAGCATGGTTTGAATCGTTTATTGGTTTTGAAATTGTCTTACACGCTAAAGATTTAATTAAAAGAGATGTGCTTATTCAGGCATCAATAGCCGCGCTTTTCCCCATCATACTTCGATGGATTGACCCTAAAGACGATTTCCCAGATGGAGCCTAAATGAATAAAAAGAAATACATCCATCCCGACACCGGCGATGTTTTAACTTTTAGTGAAAATGTATCGTGGAAAATTCAAGGCTTAATCCGTAACTGGTGGTTTGTTATGGGTTGGACAATTCTTACAGTTACTTGGTGGATTCGCCCACATTGGTTTGGGGATGACTCGGCTTATGTCAAGTGGATGAACCTTGCCTCATGGCTTGCCGTGACCGTTGAATTGGTTATTGGTATAGCTCTTATCGGGCAGACCAAACGCGATGCTCAAATCATTCGCCACATTCTCAAACTTGAAAAAGCAGAGATTGAACACCTGCAAGACATTATTGAGGATTTGAATGACTGAGGCACATTCTCAAAATTTAACGCTTCATCTTGTAACTAATGTCCCTTCCCACGAACCACGCGAAACCGATCCTCACTATCATTTATTCAATGAGGCTAAGGCTCGCATTAAAAGGCAGGGTTTATGGAAGTGCATTATTAATGATGATTTGTGTTCTGGAACTCCCGAACTCCATCATTCATTTATCGAGTTTTCACAAATAGAAAACACAGACCCCAATAAAGTAGCTCAGGCATTTGGCTTACATTTTGAGAACGATGAGGATTTTCAGGAATGGATTGAATCGCCAGGAAATCTTGAAGTTTTATGCTCGGCACATCACAGGACTAGGTTTGGGATTCACGAAATTCCGGCTCCCCTTTGGGATGCGCTAAGATTTAGAAAGGCAGGATCGCTACCTGCCGCCGAACACATTTCGGTTCAACCTAAGGGAGAAAAACAATGACAACAAAAATCAATCTAAAAATCACCGCAAAGGAAAAGGCACTTGTAGAGCATTACGCATACGGTATTGCCGCTGCTGCTTTTGCTGCACATGAAATTTATCCTCATGCCTCGCTCAAGGATTTGGCTGCTAAGGCTCTAGTTGGTGGATTGCTTGCCCCAATTTTGGCTCGCGTGAACCCTAAGTCACTTGTGAACCAAATTGATGCAGTAACCGGCGCACCTGCAACTCTCACCGCGCCTATTGTTGATGCGGCTATTGCCAATGCTCAAAAAATTGTAACTGCCGAAACAACCAAGTAAAATAAGATTGCATCGCCGTAGGCTTCGTCTTATGGCTTGAAACCCCTGACTTCGGTTGGGGGTTTCTGTTTATTTAGGAGGGGAAATGTCCACCGCGCTTGATGTCTTAAATGTAGCCCGTTCTCAAATTGGTTTCCATGCAGGGGCGCAAGATGAAAACCCTTATGGCGATTGGTACGGGATTAAAAACGCGCCTTATTGCGCTATGGGTGTAAGTTGGTGTTTTGCTCAGGTCGGATTGTCATACCTTGTTGCCGCGCAAACTCCTAAAGGCTTTGCCTATAACCCCGCCGCGTTGCCCTGGTTCCAACGGCAAGGATTGGTTGTCAATAAATACTCCGCGCAACCTGGCGACTTGGTATTTTTTGACTGGAACTCAGACGGCGTTGTAGATCATGTCGAGATTATTGAAAACGCCTCACCCGATGGAATTACCACTATTGGCTTTAATACCGGCAACCCCAATGATTCGGTACATGAAAGCGGATGTTGGCGCGTTCATCGCCCTTATCTCTTTATTGCCGCAATTGTTAGACCTAAATACCCAATACCCCTAAAACCCGTTTCTAAAGGGATTACAAGCAAGAAGGCTACGGCCGTAGTCGGGGGAACGGGAACAGTAATTGCGGGCGCGACAGGGGCATTTCACGGCGGTTTATTGACCACTACGCCAACGGCTACAACCCCCGCTAAAACTGTGTTTGTAGCTCCACCTTTCCCCATTTCTAAGACCGCTTTCAATCTGGGTCAAAAGAATGATGCCGTAATGACGGTGGAAAAGGCTTTGCTCAAGGCTGGCCTACTCCCCGCCCAATATGTCACGGGGATTATGAATACCCAGACCCAAACCGCGCTGACAAAATACGAGGCTAAACAGGGCATTAAGGCTACGGGCGTTCCGCAGATTATTTACGATGAACTCAAAGGCACACTATGAAATTAAAAGACCATTTCAAGTTTCATATATTTGATGCTAAACAATTAGCAATCGCCATGACCGGCGCGTTCTCAACTTGGGCGGCTACGGGCTTTCAGCATGACCTACCGCATCTTGGTTATATCTTGATTGGGTTTGTTTCAGGTGGCTTGGTGTCCCATAACTCTATGGCTGATCCAAGTATCACCCCCGAATCCCACATCGCTACCCCATACCTTGCCAACATTGATGATGGGGGAGTTACCAAACCGATAGCCGATGCCCCAAAAACTGAAGGCGCGAATGTTAAGCAAATAATCAAGATAAACAGCAATTTGGTTAAATAATGTGCTAAGTTTCGCGTGTTGGTAAATTGCCAATGTTCGGAAAAAACTAAATATTGCTCGCTGGCGTGAGTGCTATCAATCCAGCAAAACACCCCCGTCAATAAAAGGCGGGGGCTTTTTTTATTGGTAAGATTTAGGCAAAGGGGGCAAAATGGATTTAATTTCAGCATTAAAGGAATTAGAAAAAACATCGGTTGGAACTGGATTTGCCTGCTCAGTTGATACCGCGCTAAAGGCTATGAACAAAGATGAGCAAGA